TTCGATCTGAACACGCCGCGCTGAATAGTCTTCTTCAGTCTGCCGGAGCTATCATAGCTAAGCAGTGGCTGGTGTGTATGACAGACGACCTGAGAGCAGCTAATATTCCATACAAACTGTTGGCGTGGGTTCACGACGAGGTTCAGATAGAAACTTCAGCAGAGTATGGAGAAGCTGTGGGTAAAATCGTAGTAGAAGCAGCGACTAAAGCTGGAGAACAACTAAAGTTCCGATGTCCGGTAGAGGCTGAGTTCCGTGTTGGAAGGAATTGGTATGAATGCCACTGACAGACATATCCTAGTCACTCTCCGGAATGACGAAGAAGTCTTTGTTCAAGTTGAGGAAGAATGGTCAGCGGAAGAACTGTATCTGGTCTTTGAAGCTGTCTTGGGAATCCTTGACGAGAACCTTGAAGAAAATAACCATGTAAAGCACTCAGGATACTTGCATTAATCCTGAATTCGTTGTATAATATTAGGCATACGCAGAAGCGTATTTAACTGAAAGGAAAACACATGAGCGACCTCAAACCCGTGAAAATCGCTGCCACCCTCTACTGGACCAAGTACATGAGCCAGTTCAATACGCACTTTGATGAAGACAACAAACGATATGAATGTACTCTTGGCGACCTGAGTCCAGCAGCCTGTGAAGCTCTCCAAGAACAGCTAGGCGTTAAGATCAAGAACAAGGAAGGTCAAGGTAACTACATCGTTGCTAAGAGTAAACTTGGTTTCAAGCCTGTTGACTTGGAGGGGCACCCCGTAGATGTGACTAAGATTGGTGCAGGCACTAAAGTCACTGCTTTGATGAAGTCTTACACTCACAAGATGAGTAAGATGCACGGTAATGCTCCTTCTGTCTACAAGCTGATTATCACTGACTTGAAGGTGTATGATCCTGACGCAGAGATTCGTGAGGTCATCGAAGACGATATGGTTCTGTAACGTATGGGAAAAGAAGCCACTCCAAAGGTGGCTTTGATTGATGCTGATTTCTTGGCCTACTCTGTTGGCTTTGCATCTGAGGATGACGAAGAACAGTGGGCTAGAAATCGGCTGACTGAGAAGCTAACTGATATTGTCTACATTGACCTAGAGTGTGACGACTACGTTGCATACACTACAGGAAAGACTAACTTTCGATATGAAATAGCAAAGACTGTTCCTTACAAAGGCAACCGAGTTGACATGAAGAAGCCGAAGCACTTGGATGCTTTGAAGGATCATCTTCGTAGGCTTGGCGCAGTGACTGTAGACAACATTGAAGCTGATGATGCGGTGGCTATTGAGCTTGCTAAAGACCCTGATAAATACTGGGTTGTGCATGTAGATAAAGACCTAAATCAGCTTGTGGGGTGGCACTACAATCCAATTAAGCAGGAACGATACTATGTTAATGAGTATGCAGCCAATCTGAGCTTCTGGACACAGGTGCTGACTGGCGATCGTGTAGACGCTATTCCTGGTGTTCCTGGGGTCGGTCCTAAGAAGGCTGAGAAGGCTTTGAAAGACTGTAAGACATACGAAGATATGGAACAGGCTGCTTGGGAGGTCTACAAGTCAAAGAACCTGAGTCTTGAGTACTTCAGGGAGCAGGGGCAGCTGCTGTGGCTACAGCGTTATGAAGGACAGTTATGGGAACCAACTATCAATGAAACCGAGCAGCGCAAAGAATAAAGGCAGGTTGCTACAGCAGTGGACAGCCAAGAAGCTGATGGAGTATGCTCCTGAGCTTGAACAAGGGGATGTGGTTAGTACGTCTATGGGCGCAGGGGGTGAAGATGTTAAGTTGTCTCCTGCTGCTCGGCGTATCTACCCGTTCCAGATTGAATGTAAGAGCAGGAATAAAGTAGCGATCTATAACGATTACGTACAGGCTGCTGGTCATGGCTCTAATGAGCCAGTGGTTGTCATTAAACAGAACCACAGCAAGCCTCTAGTTATCGTGGATGCTGATTATTTCTTCAAACACTTCCGACACCATGACTCTAAAACTGACCTACCTTAAAGAGAATGATGATGGTTCTGCTACTTGTCTCCTAGAGACTGATCCAGAGACCACCCGAATGCTGATTGAACGAGGAATGATCTCGTTGCTTGAAGATTACATTGACGCTTGTGACGATAAGAAAGAGGAGAAAAACAATGAGTGATATTTCATTGATCCTTGGTGATTGCCTTGAAAAGATGAAAGATATTCCAGAAAATAGTATTGATATGGTGCTGTGCGATCTTCCGTACGGAACTACGCAGAACAAATGGGACTCCGTGCTTCCCTTGGAAACCTTGTGGGAAAACTATCTTCGAGTAGCAAAAAATACAGCCGCTTTTGTCTTTACTGCCAGTCAGCCGTTCACAAGTAGTTTGGTTATGAGCAACGTAAAGATGTTCAAGCATGAGTGGGTGTGGATAAAAAACAGAGGATCAAATTTTGCCAATACGGTCCGAGAGCCTTTTAAGGAACACGAAAGCGTTGTGGTATTCAGTAGAGGAAAGTGGACGTACAATAAGCAAATGCAGCCGCGAACAGGAGGAGGTCTTGATCTAATAGGAAAGAAAATAGGGGTAGGTAAGAATCATCGTGAGGGACTGCGTCCTTTTAAGAAGTTCACTGAAATCAAATCACTACCTGAAATGAGAGTTCCGTCTAGCTGGCAGAAATTCAATACAGAAGTAGGTCAACACCCTACGCAAAAGCCTGTCGCTATGATGGAATACCTAATTAGAACCTACACCAACGAAGGTGACAAGGTATTAGATAACACGATGGGCAGCGGAACTACTGGTGTAGCTTGTGTTAACACAGGTAGAAAATTCATCGGTATTGAAAAAGATGAGAAGTACTTTAATATTGCAAAGCAGCGTATAGAAGCAGCACAGAAAAGCAAAGGACTTTTGAATGAGTAATGTACGACTTATCTGGGCTACTCCAGACGCCGAGAAAACTATTGCTTACTGTGCTCGGGTGAGTAACCCGTCCAACCAAGACAACCACGCCACTGCGTCTAAGCTGCTGAAGTACTGTAAGGATCACGGTCATTGGAGTGTCTTTGAGATGGCTTCCATGTGCGTGGAGATTACAACCACTCGGGACATTGCACGTCAGATTATTCGACACCGTAGCTTCTCCTTCCAGGAGTTCTCTCAGCGATATGCTGAAGCTACTAACTGGGAATACTCTGAAGCACGGTTGCAGGACAATAAGAACCGACAAAACAGCATTGAGGTGGAAGACCGTGAATTACAGCAGTATTGGCTTGAACAACAGCAGTTTGCTTTGATTGCTGCTAAGAATGCTTATCGTAACGCCCTGAACAACGGTATTGCTAAGGAAGTTGCTCGTAAGGTTCTTCCTGAAGGCTTGACGATGAGCAGTATGTACATGAGTGGTACGCTACGTAGTTGGATGCATTATTGTGAAGTGCGCTGCGATGAGGCTACTCAGAAAGAACACCGAGAAGTTGCTGATAAATGCCGTACTATTCTTAAACAAGTTCTTCCTTCTGTGGAGGTATGATGAATCTTAGTGAGTATCAAGAGAAGGCCATGGAGACTTTGTTGCCTTCAGCAAACAGCATCAACTACATGGTTTACAACCTTCAGGCTGAGGTTGGAGAGGTGAGCAGCGTCTTTGCCAAGTATCTTCGTGATGGTTTCTACTCTCGTGAAGCAGTAGCTAAAGAGATGGGTGATGTACTCTGGCAGCTTGCTGGCCTGTGTCATGTGATGGAATTCAAGCTGGAAGATATTGCACAGAAGAATCTTGACAAACTTGCAGCACGTAAACTTAATGGAACTCTTGGAGGTAATGGCGATGACCGTTGAAAAAGACACTCTTGAATTCTCTGTGGCATTGACGGACTGCGAGAATACCGCCTATACGGTAGACCGTGTGTACCACTGGGATACCACTTGGGCTCGTATCTTGGATGACTTTGTAACCTTCCTTGAAGGCGCTGGATATCCGGGTGTACGGGATAAGATCAGCATTAAATACAGTCCATTCATTGAAGACTGGACAGGCCCTATCCACGACTTCCCTAAAGACATTCCGGGCACTGGTCAATGAAGATTGAGACTAAGAATCCTTTGAAGATTCTTGTCATTCCTGATTGTCAAGTAAAGGAGGGTGTTCCTACCGAGCACCTTACCTGGGCAGGCAGGGCTATCGTAGAGTACAAACCGGATGTGGTTGTTAATCTGGGTGACTTTGCTGATATGCCTAGCCTGTCCACACACGACAAAGCAGGTTCCAAGTACTTTGAGGGTAAACGATACACCACTGACATTCAGACTGCTAAGGATGCAATGCAGGTGCTTCTAAAGCCTCTGAAGGATGAGCAACAGAGGCTGAAGAAGAACAAAGAGAAGCAGTACAAGCCTCGGATGATTATGCTGCTGGGTAACCATGAAAATAGAATCAACAGAGCAGTAAACAACAACCCGATGCTGGAAGGACTTATCAGCACGAAGGATTTGGAGTATGAGAAAGATTGGGAAGTGTTTGACTTCCTTCATCCTGTATTCATTAACGGTGTCGGGTTCTGTCACTATTGGCCTGTGGGCGCTATGGGTCGTCCTGCGTCATCTGCATCAGTTCTGATTAACAAGCTGCACA